GGCAGATCATAAACCGTGATGGTCTGCTGATTGAGTTCAAGCGTGACGCCCATGGAGTTGTTGGGTGAAAAGGAAGTGCAAACAAGCTCCGCAGCGCGGTGGGCGTAGATGTTGATACTGGGCGTCACGGGTTTTGCTCCTTGTGTTCGGTCATTCATTCCTCCTGTGTTATCCATGTCCAACCATTGCACGGCGCAAGGATTGCGTCAAGCGAATAGATCGCCAACGGATGCTTCTGCTTCGGCAAGGTTCTTTTGCGCCTGCTTGGCATACTCGGGCTTCAACTCAAACCCGAGATAGCGCCGAAACATCTTGACCGCCTGATAGCCGGTGCTGCCGATCCCGTTGAACGGGTCCATGACAACATCGCCGGGCTTGGAATACAGGCGCAGGCACCGCTCGATTGTGTCCAGTTGCAGCGGGCAGACGTGACGCTCGTCGTCCTGACCCTTCATCCGGTTCAGCACATTGCCCTGCTGAATATCCATCCAGACCGGACTGGCCAGCTTCTGCCACTCGTACACGTCAAATTCAACATGCGGGATCAGCGCCGCGATGGCATCATCGGACGGCGTGGCAGACGCCAGCCCGAGCCGGTACATTTCAGCGAGCCACTTGCGGGCGATCTTGGTCGCCTCTTTCGTGTCGCCCGGCGCGCAGTGTTCGATCCGGTCGGAATTGTCACCGTCCTTGCGAAAGAACAGCATGTAGTCGGGCATCCCGACGCGGTTCATGGCGCTATCCTTGCGGATTTGTTTGTACAGCAAGCCGAGCGCCTTGGTCCGCTGCATTTCAACCACGGGGTCTTTCCAGATCGTGCTGCGCCCGTGATAAATCAGGCCGGCCGATGTATGAGCCTTGATCAGATCCCCGGAGAAGTCTTGCAGCCCGATAGCGCCGTCGCGCCCTTTGCGCATCGGCAGATCGGTGCAATGAACACAAACCATGCGCCCAGGCTTCATGACGCGGGTCAGGGCCTCGGCAAAGAATGCGTATTGGTTCATGAACGCCGGCCCGGTGCCAGCATTCCCAAGGTCGCGCTCGCTGTCAGAGTACACAAACAAATCCCCAAAAGGCGGCGAAAAGATCGTGCAGTCAATCGAGTTTTCCGGCATGGCCCACATGCCCTCGATGCAATCGGAATTGTGGATCGCCCATCCGGCGCCGGCGTATTCGGGTTGCTTCACTTGCTGCTCCTGATCCATTCGGGGAATGCCAAATCCAGCGGACGGTTATAGACCGCGCGCCGCGTCGTGGTGGTCTGCGCGCCCCGCATGGCATCGGCCATTCGGCGCTTCATTTCGTCGTGCTTGGCCGACTTCGTGTTGATGATCGCCCAGATTGACGCCTCGGTATCGCTGATCACGATATCGTTGCGAACAGCCGAAAGCTGGCCGAACCGATGCGAGCGCCGCTTGGCTTGGTAATGCTGCTCATAGCTGAAACTGACAGATGCAAAGATGGCGTGCGCACAATGCTGCCAGTTGACGCCAAACCCGGCCAGCTTCGGCTTGGTGACGATTACGCGATACTGACCATCTGCGAACCCGAGCAATCGGCGCTCTTTTTCGTCGGGGTCCAGCGAGCCATGCACTTCAATGGCGTCCGGTATCATCGTGGTCAACAGCGCGCTTTCCTCGTTTGTCTCGCACCAGACCGTCACGGGCTTATCGTGACGCGCCAGATCGGCGGCCAGATTGCAGCGGGCATGCAGCGTCAGGCGCTTTTCGGCGTGAAAGCTGGTCGCGCTCATTTCAGGAATGCGAAACAACATGCCGTCGCCAACGTCCTGCATCCGATCCGCCGCAACCTTGTGCAGATGCTCGTCAATGGGCGGCAAAAGATAGCCGGCATCGTCGCCGCCAAGATCGGACGGCAGGGTTGCGCATCGCGCCCATGACGCGACCCATTGCCAGAAAGCGGCCTGCGCGTGACCCTTGAGCCGCCAATCCTGCGAAGCGGTGGATGTATCGTTGATGAACCACTTGCTCAGCATTTCCTGCTGGCGCATGACGCCGAGAAACTCGGCATGATTGCCGAGCTCCGTATGATCATTTGGGCTGGGCGTAGCCGTGCCGGCCAATTTGTAACGGGTCGCGGCGAAGGCGTCTTGGATCATCGCTCGCGTGCGCCCGGCGTAGCTTTTGAGAATGCTGCTTTCGTCCAGAATGACCGCGCCAAAAGACGACGGGTCAAGGCGGGGCAGGCGCTCATAGTTGGCCACCATGATCCCCGTGCCGACTTCGGACTGATCCTTGATCTGCCGGGTATCAATGCCAAACTTGCGCCCCTCGCGGACCATCTGGCCACCAACGGCCAGCGGCGTGAGAATGAGCGATGGCTTGCGGGTTTCCTCGGCGCACTGGCGGGCAAATTCCAGTTCGATGAAAGATTTGCCTAGGCCGGTGTCCAGGAAGGCAGCCGACTGGCCCATTTCCAGCGCAAACCGAATGACCGCATCTTGATGGGTTTTCGCGGCGCTGTTGATCGGCCCGGCATCAAAGCCGCGCTTGGCTGTCTGTCCGGCGCGGGATGCAATGAACGCGCGATATTCGTCAAGGCTCATGCGGTTTCCCCTCGGTTATCCATGCCGAACCATTGCACGGCGCTAGGCCATGGTCAACCGCATAATGCACGGCGCAACATTTTTCTTGCATCGCGCCTGGCGTTGTGTATCTTGACCCCATGGAACACATCAAAACAACCTTTTCCGAACCCGCTCAACTGGCCAGGGCTACCGGCGTCAAGTATGAGACCTGCTACGGCTGGTATCGTCACGGCGGCATTCACCCCAGGTACAACGGCGCGATTATGAAGGCCATGGCCGCTGCTGGAAGCCCGATCACGCTGGAGCAGTTGGAGCAAGCCTATGCGGCGCATCTGGTGAGGCGCAAGGAAGAGCGGCTTGCCAAGCGCGCGGCCACCTGACCTCCCTGCCAGCCTGTCTCTGCTCTGGGCTGGACAACTCCCTGCGGCTTCGGTCGCAGGGCTTTTTCTTAACGCCGTGAGGGCGCATTGAAATATCTTTCAGTCTGTTCAGGGATAGAGGCGGCAACGCAGGCATGGCATCCGCTTGGATGGAAGCCGGTTGCTTTCAGCGAAATAGAGCCGTTCCCCTGCGCGCTTCTTAAGCATCACTATCCAGACGTTCCGAATTGGGGCGACATGACCAGGTTTCAGGAGTGGCCGGATGCAACTTTCGATGTTCTCTGCGGCGGAACCCCATGCCAATCCTTTTCGGTGGCGGGCCTGCGACAAGGACTGGCTGACCCTCGGGGCAACCTCATGCTCACCTTTGGCGCTATTGCAGGCCGGTATCGGCCCCAGTGGCTGGTTTGGGAGAACGTCCCCGGCGTTCTGTCCAGCAACGGAGGAAGGGATTTTGGCGCCTTCCTCGGGATGCTGGGGGAACTCGGGTATGGGGTCGCCTACCGCGTTCTTGACGCTCAGCACGTCAGAACACGCCGCTTCCCATGGGCTGTCCCACAACGGCGACGCCGTGTGTTCGTTGTCGGATATTTTGGAGACTGGCGACGTGCCGCAGCGGTTTTATTTGACCGCGAAAGCTTGTCGGGGCATCCTGCGCCGAGCCGACAAGCGGGGCAAAAACCTGCCCCCACAATTAGCGCGCGCTCTACAGGCGGTGGCGGGCTTGGAACCGACTTCGACCTAGACGGCGGGGTGATCGTTGCCGACGTGGCCCCGACCCTTAACGCGCATTTCGGCGACAAGCAGGGCCTAGAAGATCAGCATATCAACGGGGGGGGGGATTGTTCGTTGCCTCCCGTGTCTCATTGCCTGAACGCGGGCGGGATGGGCCGGATCGACTACGAGAGCGAAACGCTCATTCCAATGACTGGGGGCGGCTTCGATGTGGCCCATACCTTGCGCGGCGGCGAATTTGACGCGAGCGAGGATGACTCTGGCCGCGGGACGCCTTTGGTTGCGATGGCCATTCAAGAGCGCGCCGTCAGCGAGAACCCGGCAGCCGGGCCGGACGGCGTGGGCATCAAGCAAGACGGCAGCGCCTATACCATTGAGGCGCGGAGAGTGCCGCAGGCGGTGGCATTCGACCTCAACCAGATCACCAGTCGGACCAATCGTTCTCAGCCCGACCCTGAGGTGCATCATACGCTTCCGGCGAGTTCTACCCCGCCACACCTAGCGCAGCCTTGGGCGGTGCGACGGCTTACCGCAGAAGAATGCGAACGGCTTCAGGGCTTTCCTGACGACTTCACGCGCATCCCGTATCGCGGCAAGCCGGCCGACAAATGCCCGGATGGCCCGCGCTACAAGGCCATCGGAAACTCATGGGCGGTGAACTGCGCCGAATGGATCGGCGAGCGCATTGCAGAGGTATCAACATGGGAGGAACCATGACCCGCGACCCCTTGCTTGCCCTGATGATCGAGGACGTCATACTGGCGGACAAAGCGCGGCACGCCCGCGATCTGCGCCAGAACAAGCTGGCATCGGTGCTTGAGGCCCGGTTGCGCAAGGTCAAGCACCGGCTGATGGAATTGGCAAATGGGCAATCGTGATATTGAAGGTCCGATACACCGCTCGATCCTGGCGTACCTGCGCCTGAGGTTTCCCAAGGCGTTTATCCATCACAGCGCGAACGAGGTGGGCTTGCAGGGCGCGGACGTGGCCAGGCAGATCGCCAAGGCCACGCGCAACGGCATGGTGCCGGGTTTCCCCGACATCATGGTTATTACCGGCGCTGGGCCGGCGATGTTCTTTGAGGTGAAGGCGCCGGGCGGTCGGTTGACCGATGTGCAGCAGCAGGTTCACGATCACCTGCGCGAGCTGGGCCAGCTTGTGGCGGTGGTGCGGTCAATCGATGAAGTGCAGGCGCAGTTGGATCAATGGCGCGTGGCGGGGTGAAGCATGGGCTTGCTTGAGGATATGGCCGAGCGGATCGAGCGGCTTGAGGCGCGGATTTTGAGGCTGGAACAAAGCCGCACCATCGGAACGGATGCCTATTCGTTTTCGGTGACCATGGGGGCGATCACGACGGCTGTGGCAGAGCGCCACGGGCTGATCATCGAGGATCTTCGGGGCCGTGATCGCAGCCGGGCGTGCGCATGGCCGCGCCATGAGGCGATGCTGCTGATGCGCGAGGCCGGTTTTACCAGCGGCCAGATTGGCGCCTATTTCGGCGGGCGCGATACATCGTCGGTGCAGAACGGGATTGATGAAGCGAAGGGGCGCCTTCAGGGGCGGCCCCGCGCCGTGCCTCAAGGTGACGCGGGGCCTGGAAGCCATGGCGAAACGGGCGCGCATGACAACATCGCCACGATAGGGCTGTGATGCTGGCCGGTCAAGAGGGCGGAAAGTACAAGGCCCCCGAGTTTCCCCGAGGGCCTTGCTTTTCGCCGTGGTGACGGCTATGGTGGCGTTGTGAACCGCAGGACCATGTATATTCTGGGTGGTGCCAGAATGCAAGTCCTGCCCGTGATGAGGGCGAAAGATGCCACGAAAAACCCGGCCAATCCGCGTTGAAGGCGATGTTGCCGAAGCCAGCGCCCGGCTTCATGGCGAGTTCGGGCGCACAGAATGAGCGACGCGCCCTATGTCAATTTCTACACGTCAGATTTCCTCGCTGGAACGAGCGGCATGACGGCCGCGACCAAGGGCGTTTACATCACCTTGACGTGCATGATGTACGAGGCCGAGGCGCCTTTGCACCAGAGTTGGGACATGCTGGCGCGGCGATGCGGGGCGACGTTGCCGGCGTTCCGAAAGGCTATCGAGGCGCTGCAAGACGACAACAAAATGCTGATTGTCGACGGCGGGCTATGGTCGCCGAAGTGCGACAAACACATCGCGCTGCGTCGTGAACGGCAGAAGAGCGCGAAGGCCGCGGCGGAAATTAGGTGGCAGAAAAGCCAACAAAAACAAAGCACCGAGGATGCGGGCGCATATGATCCGCAATGCTATTCAGAACCAGAACCAGAAGAAGAAAAAAGAGAAGCTTACGCTTCTCAAAAAAAGGCTCGCGGGATGCGATTGCCTGAGGACTGGTTTCTGCCGATGGAGTGGGGCGAATGGGCGATTTCCGAAGGCATGGACCGGGACGCGGTGCGGGTGCAGGCGGACAGGTTCAAAGACTACTGGCTTGCCAAGGCGGGCAAGGATGCGACGAAACTGGACTGGCAGGCGACATGGCGGAATTGGATCAGATCAGCGAAGGAGCGCGGAAATGGGAACGGAAATAGGGGCGGCGTCAGACAGCGCGAAGGGGCGGCTTTCGGCCGCGCGATTCACCAACTCGCCGATGGTCTCAGTGCGGGAACAGTCAAACTCGACGTTGCAAGCCGCGATCCGTTCGCCTAGCGATGAGGGAGCCACGCTCAAACGCGTGAACGACGTTCTTGGCTTGTACTATGACCCGGACTTTGATGCTGAGACGAAAGCAGGGGTGCGCGAGGAATTTGTGCGCGCGCTGGCTGACAAGCCGCAATGGGCGGTGCATCGGGCGTTCGACGCATGGGTCAAGAGCGGCGTTCGCAGGCCAACGCCTGGCGAGATTGTCATTTTGGTGGATCGCGAGTTGGAGCCGATCGCCAAGGAGATTGCTCGGCGCGCGGCAAATCAGGCGGCGGCGGCGCGGGAACGGGATGCCGCGAGAAAGGACGTGGTGACGGATGAAGCCCGCGCCCGGATCATGGCCGAGGCCGGCATGACCGAAGATCGGTTGCGGGCGGTCCAGCAGTTTCCGTTGGCGCGCAGCATCGCGGAAATAGAGAAGCTGGCCGCGCCAAAGCCGGTCGACGATTGGACGCGCGGCCTGCCCGACGATGACCCGCGCGTGATTGCGTTGCGAGCGTCGCGGGCAGCAAGCGTGGTTGTGTCGAGCGGGCGCGGGGATGGTGCGGAATGAAAGACGCATCGGCCAACATGGAGCCGCATCGCCGCCGTCTGCCAGCGCGCCGCCCATCAATCACATGCCAGATCGAATGGCAGGGGCAGGCATTCACGGTCACGGTTGGGATCGACCCTATCACCGGCCAGCCGCTTGAGGTGTTTGCAGGCGAGGCCAAGGGCCAGATGTTGGCCACCATCGGCGATGCCTGTGTCGCCTTGTCTCTGGCGATGCAGTACGGCGCGCCCGTGGCGGAACTGGCGAAGTCCATGGGGCAAGTGCCTGAGTGGGTGCTGGACGGCGGGGAAATGGTGGAGACGGTGCGGCCGGCCAGCCCGATTGGGGCGGTAGTCGCGGCGATCATGCGGGTTGGCAAAAACAGCGAAGGGGACGGGGAATGATCAGGTTTTCAAAAGAGCAATTGTCGCAGGCGTTCCGGGTGAGCGTTCACCCGTCGATGCTGGACGCTTTTCAGAACGCGGTGCGCTTGAGCATGTTGGCCGAGGCGGGCCATCGGCGCGGAGATGCCAAGGACGGCTGGCCAACGACGGTGAAGAAGATCCCCGGCCCGCTGCGCGCGCAGATCGAGGCGGGGTGCCAGGATTGGGCATCGGTCAGGGAAATCATGGAAACAGCGCTGATCATTCACGATCAGGATTATGTGCGGCTGGTCTGCGCGAACATGGCTGATGCCGGCGTTTTGCAGAAGCGCCGTACGAGCCTGAACAAGCCGAACGAATACCGGGTTGCGCCGTCATGACGTTGCGCCGCGCATTTCCTGTTGACAGGAACAATGCGCGGTGCAAGGATGGTTGGGCAAAGAGGGAGGTGACGCAATGACGACGATCAAGCACAAGTGCCACTGCTGCGGTGACGAGACCAATCACATCGACGACATGGACACGACAGACTTCTGGTATCACTCCGAGGCCATGCGCGAAAAGTTTGGCGGCCTGTGCTGCCGGCCCTGCGTGGACGCATACTGCGTAACCGAGGACGAAGTGCTGATACCACGGGCTGAGGCGATCAAGGATGAGGACGGCGGGCTCTGGTCGGATCGGGATGAAATGTACGAGGCGCAGCGGGAAGCTGCGATTGCGGCGCGCGAGGAATACAGCGACCAGATGCTGCTGCGCGCGGCGATGCGATGAAACGCGCGGCTGGCATGGTGCTGGCCGCTGCACAAACCAAAGGGAGAAACAAATGACCGATGAAGCCTACACCGTCACCGCTGCCGAGCTGCGCCAGTTCATTGAGCGGTGGGAGCAACTTGAATCCGAGAAAGACGACCTTGCCGACGCGCAGAAGGAAGTCATGGCCGAGGCCAGGGCGCGGGGATATGACACCAAGGTCATGCGCCGGCTGATCGCTCTGCGCAAGCGCACGCCGGACCAGATTGCCGAGGAAGAGGCGATCTTGGCAATGTACAAATCCGCATTGGGGATGGCGTGACATGACCGAAAAGACGAGGGTCTGCATTTCCGCCCCAATTCGCGCGGATCAGGAATACCGCATGTCAGGCGATTTCGTCAGCCTGCCCGCACCGCCGCCGGGCATCGACATCACCGGCAACCGGGCAGACACAGACCCGCAATCCCTGCCGATCAGGTCCAAAGAGGACTGGATGGCAGCGGACAGACTTCTGCGCGGCGTGGTCAAGCGCGCCCCGCAATGACGATCCCTTGACCGGCAGGGCAAGCCGGCGGATAATGCGTGAGTGCCGGGCTGCATAGCGCCCTAACCGCGTAGGCCAAGGCCCGTGTTCCTCCTGCGGGGCCTTGGCAACCAGAAAGGACAAAGAACGCAATGACAGCTTTCAAACCGGCGATGTTCGATGCCATCTGCCAGCGCATCATGGCAGGCGAAAGCCTCAAGCACATCTGCGAGAGCAAAGGAACGCCCGCAAGATCGGTGGTCTACGAGTGGTTGGCCAGCGACAAGGCCATTGCAGACAGGTACGCGCGCGCATGTGAAATCCGGGCGGATCGGATCTTTGACGAAATGCTGGACATTGCGGACAACGGCCAAAACGACTGGATGGAGCAGCGCGGCGATGACGGCAAGGCTGCCGGGTGGCGCGAGAATGGCGAGGCCATTCGCCGGTCGGTGCTGCGGATCGATGCGCGCAAGTGGGCTTTGGCGCGGATGCAGCCGAAGAAGTACGGCGACAAGGTGGCCGTGGACAACACGTCCAGCGACGGCAGCATGAGGCCGATCTTCAACACCTACTATGAGCCCAAGAAGGACTAGCGGTTGGAGTATAACTTCCGTTGCCGATGGTATCAGCGCCCGTTCCATGAGGCGTTTCTGGCGCAGAAGGTGCAGCGCTTCATTGAAATCGCGCATCGGCGCTGGGGCAAGGACGAGGTGGTCCTGTCGGGCACGCGCGAGTTACTGCACCGCCGCGTTGGATCATACTGGCACTGCCTGCCCGAGTTTGCGCAGTGCCGCAAGGCGCTCTGGACCGCCGTCAACCCGCATACGGGCAAGAAGCGCATTGAGGAGGCGTTTCCGATGGAACTGCGCGCCTCGACGAATAACCAGGAGATGTTCATTGAGTTCAAGAACGGCTCCACATGGCAGATGATCGGATCGGATCGCTATGACGCCACGGTTGGCGCGGGCGTGGCGGGGATTACCTATTCCGAATGGGCTTTGGCGAACCCGGCGGCATGGGGCTACCACCGGCCGATGCTTATGGAAAACAACGGCTGGGCGGCCTTCATCACGACGCCGCGCGGGAACAATCATTGCAAGGCCATGTATGACATGGCGGTCAAAAGCCCGGCATGGTTTGCGGAGCTTTCGTCAATCGAAATG